ATTACGGTCTCAAAATCACGCTCCATGGCGGTTCTCCTTTGGCGGCGGTGTCGGGGTCAGTGTGCCCCGGATGCCGGGCGGTTATAAGTAAGACGCAGCTAACCGCCACCCCAAAAAAGAAGCAGCACGCCCGGGTTGCGGGCACTGCCGGTGGGGTCTCACATGGTTAGTTGCTTCTAACGCCAGTAGTGTACCACAACGCAGCGGGCTGTGTCAAGCCTTTCCGGCAAAAAAGTTATTTATGGCAAACCACGTCTGCGCTACCCTTCCGGCGGCGGTTATGATATAATGGGGTATTATCGGGTCTGCCCCTTGGGGCGCACCCCTGCAAGGAGGCCAAACCCATGCCCACGCCCATCACCGCGTCCACCCTGTCTGCGCTGCTGAGCACCGCGCTGGCGCAAAAGCCCACCCGCCCGCTGGTGCTGGCGCTGGACGGCCGCTGCGGCAGCGGCAAGACCACCCTTGCCAACGCACTGGCGGCGCAGCTGCCCGGCTGCACCCTGCTGCGCACGGATGATTTCTACCTGCCGCCCGCCCGGCGCAGCCCGGACTGGGCGCACACTCCCTGCGCCAACATGGACCTTACCCGCTTGCGGGACGAAGCCCTGCGCCCTGCCTACGCGGGGCAGCCCGTAGCCTACCGGGCGTACAGCTGCCGGCAGGGGGCTTATCTGCCCCCGGCACAGCTGCCCGCGCAGCCGCTGGTGATCTTAGAGGGCAGTTACAGCCACCACCCGCTGCTGCGCCCCTACGAGACGCTGCGGGTGTTCGTGACCTGCACCAAGGCCGAGCAGACCCGGCGCTTACAGGCGCGGGAGGGCGCACGCTACGCGGATTTTGCCGCCCGGTGGGTGCCGCTGGAGGAGGGGTACTTTGCGCAGTATGGCGTTGCCGAAAGCGCGGATTTTGTGGTGGACACCACTAAATAAAGCAAAAGCCGGACAGTCCATTGGCTGTCCGGCTTTTGGTTTTGCTTGATTTACAGGCTGTTACTTATTCTTGTACATATCCTGACAATACAGCCTTCAATATTTGCCGCTTTATACGGTCTTGTAAAGCGTTAATTCGTTGAATTTTGAAGTGTTTCAATCTTCAAAATGCTGTCAGAAGCCGCCCGGCGGTTCCCAATGTCGGCAAATTGTCGGCAGTTTTAACCCTGATTCTGCTTTTCCAGTTCCGGCAGACCGGCAAGGGACGTGCCCAGCGAAGCAACGCCCGCAATCAGGGCCGTTTCTGCGATCAGCTGCACATTCAGAGTGCCCGTTGCTGCCTGTGTTGCAGCCATTGCGAAACCAGTCTGCACAGCGGTCTTTGCAGCACGAATGCCCGCCGCTGTCCACCATTCGATACTAACCAGATTCTTCATAGTGACCATCCTTTCTTCACTGTACGCCCGCAAGGGCTTTCCACGTTTTAGGCCCAACCACACCGTCAACGGTCAGACCGTGGGCCTTCTGTGCTGCCCTGACCGCTGCTTCCGTACTGGCCCCAAAGATACCATCAACCGGCAGACCCAGAAGCCGCTGAAGCATCTTGTTTGCTGCCTTTGCTGTGGCATTCGCACTGCCCCTGCGCACCGTAGGCATGATGAACGCCTGACCGGATGTGTAGTTATACACGCCTTTCTGGGTGCAAAGCCATGTTGCATGACCGTTGCGCACGTCCACATGGATGAAGGCGGTTGAACCGTACCAGTACACACCGACACCACCAAACAGGCCACTTGCCATGATTGCAAGTTGCACGGGGTTCAGCTTGCCTGTGGGGTCTTTCACATCTGCGGCAATCCCGTAAAGGTGTTTACTTGCCTTGCCCCCGCCCACATCTGCATTGTGCTTCATGCACCTGTAACCGGAAGTAATTTTCAACGGGGTGTTATACCCCGTGCGAATAATTTCCAGCTTTTGCACCAGCAATTCATCCACCTGCTGATATGTACACCCGCAAGGGCATTGGAACTCATATCGCTTGAAATTTTTGGTGATGGGGGTTTTATCCCCCGGCTTGAAGGTAATCAGGTTTGACATAAAATCAGCCTTCTTCCTGTCTTTCCTCTTCTGCCTTCTGCTTCAGAATGTCGATTGCTTTCGTGATAGCTGCCGGAATGGGAACCCCCATCAATCCGGCATTCTCCACAATGGAAATAGTTTCATTGGCAATGAAGGCGATTACAACCGCATCACGAATGAACGTGCTGCCCATTACGGTATCAAGGCGGCACGCAACCAGTACGATCAGCAGCGTCACACCCTTCCGGCACAGACCTTTCCACCCTGCACGGCTTTCCAGCGCACCGGTCTGACTTTTGGGCGACTTATGGAAGACTGCTGCAACCATGATACCGGTGATGTAGTCAATGCCCATGAACAAAACGAGTGTAGCCAAAGCCGCATCCCAACCCCCAAACAATGCAGCAATGGTGCTGCCCACAATGCCGATCACGGCACAAATAGTATCTTTCATGTGATTCTGTCCTTTCTCAAAATCAGGCAATAAATAAACCCATCACCAGACTGTCAGAAACAGCCCTGTGATGGGTTTTCGTATTGCTTCCGGGTAGTTTTGCCTTATGCGTCCAAAACAGCCTGTACAGCCGCTTTCAGCTTGGCGGGAACATCGTCAACGGAATACGGGTTCCCGGTCTTGGGGTTCGTAACCCCGCCCTTAATCAGATCAGCGTACACTTTAGCCATAATTCACACCCCCTATCAGGCCATCAGTTCGTAAACCTCAACCAGCGCAAGCTGGGTATCGGTTACTTTCTGCTTCATATCGGCATTTTCTGCCGCCTGTGCAAGAATAAATTCATCCTTGCCGTACTGCACCATACTGTATTCATAGCCCTTGAACTCGGTTTCGCCGGTGCTTTCGGTGACTTCCTGAATGTCGGTGCATACCCACACACTGAAATCATCAATTACCATTGCTTCAGGCTTGACGGTGCTTCTGACCTTGCCAAAATCTTTCATTGATTTTTGCCGCCTTTCTTTTTCGGTTTGATAACCTCGTTATAATATCGGTCAACGTGGGGTTTCAGGGGTGCAATGTATTTCTGTTTCAGCCGGTAGCTGTCACAGTGCTTCATCCATCCGTCATAAGAATTGATGGAACACCATTCAGAATAGTTCATCCGTTTTCCGGTGCTGCACTTTTTCTGAATATGAACCGCTTTCTTTTTGAAGGATTTGCAGCTGCTTTTTCGCAACAGGGTATAATCCAGAAACACCCGGTACCCTACAAAATCCACCCCACGGGTATATGTGGGAAAGATTTGCCAGTTCTCTTTCATGGTTAGTTTTTCATGGAAGAAATACAGGTCAATTTCATCTTTTAGGGCATGAAGTTCTTCTTTGGATTTTCCAAAGATAGTCACATCATCCATATACCCGTAAACGTGCTTTACTTTCTTAACCTCTTTCAGCCATCGGTGGAAATCGGAAAGAAAGTAGTTGCCGCAATACTGGGAAAGGTAATTTCCGATGGGGATTCCCGTATCTGGCAACCTTGGGGAAGTTGAAATGCTGTCTATGATTTCATCCAGCAGCCATAAAAGTTCCGGGTCTTTGAACAGCTTACGAAACTTTTCTTTCATAATCTCGTGGTTAATTGATGGATAATACTTCTTCACATCAATTTTCAGGCAGTATTGGCAGTTTGGAACATCCGTCCGCATTGCCTTTTCAACGTCCTTCAATGCTGCATGAATGCCTTTTCCGGGAATTGCGGAATAGGTATTATATGTCAGCCGTTTCAGGATGTAGGGTTCAATCACCTGAAGGATTGCCCATTGGCAAATTCTGTCCGGGAAATACGGAAGTTTGAAAATCTCCCGTTCCTTTTTGCCCTCTTTTTTGATAAAAGAAGTGTATTCGGAAGTTTTATAGGTGTGATTTATCAGCATATCCTGAAGCCTTTTCAAATAGGTTTCAAGGTCTGCATCAACCGCTTGAACTTCCGAATACCACCCTTTGCCACGTTTTGCGTTTTGGTGCGCAAGTCTTAGATTGTCCAGATCATAAATCTGTTGATATAGATTTCCGTATCTTTTCACTACTGGTTCTTTTTGTATGCACATAAACCGAACTTTCGACACTCTTTCAAGCCCTACTCATACAGCCTACTTTATTTTGATGTTTTGCCTTGTGGCAAGGTAAATTCAAGTATTCAGTTTTATATAAAACAGACCGAACACATTTCTGTGCCCGGTCTGCTTGTGCAAATACTAGCTGCCTGCCGATATTACGATTCCGATTACCTGAAGCATTATTCAGATTCAGATAGAAAGGTCTGGCATTCAAGCCATTATTCCAATTCGTACCTAATTTAGTGACTTGACCTTTTTCACATCGTCAATAAATAAAGCCTCTGCCGAATCTCGGCAAATCGCTTGAAGTTACCTGTGAATCATTGTTGCTTAGGCGGTTTTCTTAGACGGCACATACACCAGCCGCCCGCCGATACAACGATACCGACCACCCGAAGCATTACCCAGATACAGATAGAAAGGCCCGGCACTCAAGCCATCATTCCAACTCGCACCCAATCCAGCGACCTTCCAGCCATCATACTGACAAGCACAGCAGTCACCAACCGGAACAGCACTGTTGCCGTTATGTTCGGTAGGAATGAACAGATAGTCAAACTCTTCCGAATAACCAAAAGCGGAAATATAAGCCCACGAAGAAAAACAGGGATGAATCCCGGTGTTCTGATACGGGGCATTGCCGGTATCATCAGCAAAACCGTGGTCAGCAACGTACAGGGTGCCATACATACCTTCTTTGAAATCGGAAGGGTTGTTTTCATTCATGCCGTCAACCCACTTCCAGATGTTACCCCACGGGTTTTCCTCGCCACGGTAGGAAACAATCTGAATGCTGTTTGCATTGGTTACAACGCCGGAATCATTGCCCAGATTGATGGTTGCACCGGTGTTTTCGGCCATGTTGGTCTTGCTGTCATCCGTTTTATTGACTGCACCAGCACCGATTGCACTCTGCATATTGAAGGTTGCATACTCAACCAGCATAAGCATCTGGGTGCAAGCCATGGTTGCGGCATACTGCTGCTCCCAACCGGAACCACGCTTCTGGGCCAGCTTGCGCACGTTTGCACGGGTTGCATTCTGGGTCAGGCCGGAAAGGGGCTTTGCATTTGCAATGCTGCACAGGGAATCAGCAGCAAAGTCTGCAACCTGTGCATCATCCAGAATGTATGTAGCAGCGGAAGCATCATACAGGGTGCCTTCAAAGGCAGACAGGTAAATGTAATCGTTGGTGTGGCCGTTTTCGATGAAGGCCGGATGCAGCTTGAAGCCGGTTTCCGGTTCATCACAGACGTAATAACGGGCCTTGCGAAGATGATGACCGTGGTTCTCACCCTCGGTGATAATCTCCATATCAAGGGGAACCACCTTATAATAAAAGCGGGGTTGCTCCACCATGACCTGAACTTTGGTTCCAGCAGCATAGGTGCCAGCATTGGGGCCGCTTTCAATGGTGACACTCTGGGTCAGGGCACCGGTGGTGGTAAATGCTGCATCACCGTAGTATGCAACCACTTTGCCGGAATCGGTGACGTTGCACCGTCTGCGCCCACCAAAGCAGTGAACGCCATCAAAGGCATGACCACCCGTTTTGCCGTATGCACCGGCCAGACGGGTGAAACGCTTGTTTTTGAAATCGACTTCCACACCATAGATGTGGGAATCGGTATAACCCACGAATGCCTGAAGATCAGAAATCTGGTTCTGAAGGGTCTGAATGTCGCCAATGGTGGCAACTGCTGCCGGGTCAACGGACAGCGACACATTGTCGGCATTGCCGATGGTGGTTACAAGCTGGATGTATGCACCAGAAACCACCAGCCCGTTATATGCGGGCATATAGCAGTTGCCGGAAGTTTCAATGGTGACAGCGTACAGGATTTCACCATCATCCGGGTCTTTTGCATACAGACCCAGTGCCCGCATATAATAGCCGGTTTTCAGTTCTGCATTGCTGAAGGACGTTTCCACCTTGATTGCAACATCGTTGGTGCGGGTGATTCTTGCGGGCTGACTGGTCTGCTGAACATTGGAAAGTGCAGTCAGCCCTTCCAGCTGGGTGATGGTGTAGGTAGTGGACGAAGTGGAAATCTTGGTGAACTCCACATTGTTGGTTCCTGCGATCATCTTTGCCAGAAGTTTCTGGCCGTTCTTGGTGATAATCAGTTTGGAAAATTCAGCCATTGTTATTCAATCCTTTCAATTTTCGTTTGATTTTATTTCAACGCTTTCCACGAAGGAAACACCAGAAGCCGCCGTTCCACTGCCGTTTGCCGTCATAGTTTCGTTGAAATCTTGGGTGATAACCACCTTCACGGTGTTGCTGATACCGCCGCTCTGAAGGGCTGCACCGGAAACAGTATTGTTTTCCGTAAAATCTTCTGTGATGAAGTATTTCCCGGTGAACACCATGCCGCCCTTCTGAATTGCTCCACCATGCACCACATCGGTTTCATTGAAATCCTGTGTGATAAAGTAGTTTTCCACAGCAACAGCACCGGAAGCTGCCAGTGCAGAACCGGCAGCGGCACATGGAATATCATTCTGGGAAATCACAATCAGATTACATGGAATCATGGTCTGAATGATTCTTTCCAGTTCTTCCACCTGTCCGAATAATTCAAGATCAGTGTGAATTTCCAGCGTGTAAGCGTCTGTAAAATACTTTGTCAGGGTAAACCCATGGTCAGCGCATAACGTAGTCAACCGCTGAATCAGGGTGCGCATGGTGTACGGTATATCATTGAACCAGCGATTTTGAACACGGCTGCGCCTACTTTCAAGCGTATCTTCTTTGGAAGGAAGAATTTTCAGGATTTTTTCAAACCTTGAAATGCCGTATTCATCAGCAGTTGCGATGAACTGGTTTTTCAGCACTCTATCTGCGCTATCCCACACAACCACAAATTCAGGGTCTTCAGCGTTCAGAGTTGCCGCAATTTCGGTGAAGTCCTGCATGAACGGTGGAAGATATGCCAGAAGGCTCACATCACGGGTCATGCACCAGCACCCCCAAACACGGGGATTTCAAACGGGGTCAGGGCCAGATTTGCGGCATTGCCGTTGATTTTGGTGCCGGAAATATCAATCACACCTTGAATCGCCATAATGCGGCTTTCAATTTGACTGATACGCACCACCAAATAGTCATTGCCGGCCCACTCTTTGCGAAGTTCCAGCAGATACCCAGAAATAGCATTTTCAATGCTGCTTTGCAGATTGCTCCAACTGTAACCGGTATCAAACACAATGGATGTGTTCACATTCACTTTGATTTCTGCTGCCGTGTCCACCTTGACCACATGACCGATGGGGGCCAAACCATAGCCTTCACCGGCATTTTCTTCCGGGTCAATGGCCGTTTGCACGGTCTGAATCAACGTGCTGGATGCCTTAGAATAGTCAGAATTTAGTATGGTCAGCTTGACGGTGCCGCCCACAGTCAGCTTTTTTTCTGCTGCTGCCGTGTATACCGTCTTCAGCCATCCCATCACATCCGGGTCAAGAGTGGACAGCGTGGAATCATACCAGCTTTTGACCTTTACGCCCGGAATCATCGTGGCTGGCCGAAGATCACTATTCCATACTCTTGTAACTTTGGTAGCACCAACACCATGAATGCCGTTTGTTTTTGCAATGTAGTCCGCACGGTTGCCGCCATAGGTAACATCTGTGAAAGATGCAAAATACCGCTTGCGTAGTGCTTCTGTTTCTTCTGCATCCTCGCCGGGAATCAGAACTGCCGTCAGTTCAGCAGTTTCAAGGCCGTCAATGTATTCAATGGGAATCATGCCGCCCAAATACTGATTACCAACTGCACCTTCCGTTTCGCATTCAACCCGGTATGTACCATCCGCAATCTTTTCAGTCACAACATAATTCAATTCCTGAAGGTTGAAACGCTTGCCCAGAACGTCAGCATCCTTTGGGGTGAACTCACCCTTCAGAATGGCATTGGTTGCGCTGTAAGGGGTGATACCTCGTTCCTTTGCACGTCTGATAAGAAATTCTCTGCTTGCAGTATCGCCGTATGCTTCCTGAAGCATATTTTCCAATTCCAGATACAAGTTCTGAAATTCCAGTGCCGTGGGGGAATGAGTGTCCCAGATTACGGAACCTTCCCGCTTATCCAGCGAATCAGAAACCCGGTCAAGCATCCGTTGCAGAATACTTTCATAGGTCTGGCTCTCAAACATCAGATATTCACCGTCCTTTCTGCTTCCACATCACCGAAAATCGTATGCGCTGTGAAGGTTACATAAACAACACCTTTTTTCGGCAACTGAAATTCAAAATTGTCAACGCTCTGGATTCTCGTATCATACAGAAGTGCTTCTGTAATACGCCGTTCCAGTTCCGGGCATACATAAGAAACAGGCTCACCAAACAGATCAAGGGTTTCAATACCATAGTTCCATGAATAGATTAGATATTGATACCGTTCTGTGGAAAGAATCTTGAAGATTGCCTGTTTCATTGCTTCCTGTTCATCTGTGTACCCTCGAACGTAAAGCCGGTCAAGATTCATATAGTAGGTGCGTGTGGACTGTTCTTCAATGGTGATGTCACTTTCCAAAAACGTGGAAACTGCCGGAATCATTTATACCCACTCACCTTTCACTTTAGGAATGGGTTTGATTCTATCAATCACGATGAATCTTTGTCCCCCTTGCTCTCGAATCAGGAAAACAACGTCATCTTTTTTCAATGCGTTGTAAACCTTCATCTTCTTTTTGTTTTTCACTTCATATTGAAGTGTCTGAACGGATGTAGGGCCATGAACACCGGTGTGATTGTGCTGCAACTTTTCAGTTTTCAACGAAAATTCAACATCGCATTCATAGTCGGTGACATTGCGGCAAAGAATCAGATCATCCGCTTCAAGAATAGTCTTTTGGCCAACGGTGATTTCCAAAGGGGAGTCTTTGGTCACTGTACCATAACACACCTGAACCGGTTTCTGTGCATCTACCGCATCCAGTGCCGCCTGTTTTACAACTTTCAGAAATCCGGTCATGTCAGGCAATGAAACCACCTCCAACCAGCGTCAAATCCATGCTGTGTTCATCCAGATATAAATGATGGGTGACTTCCTCAACCATCATATAATTCTGAAGTTTCACATCACCCAAATCCAGCAGCGTGGGAATCAGGCAACCGGGCCGCACATTGGGATTTCCAAAGGCACCGGTGATTTTTAGCTTTTTTGTAACTTGGTTATACAGTTTCAGCAGCGCATCCGCTTTCGCCTTTCCGTTTTCTTTCTTGGTAAGTGTGTCATAATACTGCAACACACCCCATTTTTGAATGTTGGAAGAATCTTTTGTGATGTAGATTTCACGCTTGCCGGTGTCATCGTTGTCATAGGAAAGTTTAATCTGATTATAGGTCTGTTCATCAATGCTTGAAATATATTCAAAGTTTTCAGCCGATTCATCGTAAATGATGTAGCCGGAAATTTTCATATTTTCAATGTTTTTCAAAGTAAGTTTGCCGTAGTCATCATACAGAACAAACATCTTTTTTGCATTGGTCAGCGTTAAATCAAGGGCATTTTCCACCATGTCAAACAGACTTGTGTTGTCCTCTCTGCGCCGTGCGATCACAAACCCGGTGTCTTCAATAGTGCCGGTTTTCAGCTTGAAATCATCTGCGATCATCTGAATGAACTGGGAAGCTGTCTTTCCTTTGTACAGGTAAGAATCTTTGTTTTTCAGATACCGCAACTGGTCATAGGCTGTTACGGACATCAGGGAATCTTTATCAGATTTTTTCTTGAAGACAAATCCGCTGAACATGGGCACCCCGTCCACTTTCAGGCCCACCGGAGAACCTTCAGCGAAGTTCAATGCAGAATCTTTAATCAAACTAAATTCCAACTTGCCGGGGGTGCTTCTTCTTTTCAGGGTCAGCGTTACGCCTTCTTCAACAGCGGGAATGAAGCCTTTTTTCTCGCTGCTGCCCATAATCAACTGATATTTCAAAGAAGCACCCCCTTTCAAGCTGCCGGAATCGTCAGTTCCTGCCCCACCCGTAAGGCGTTCGGGTCAGTAATAAACGAATTTGCATTCTGAATTTTTTTGTACTTGCTGCCGTCACCATAAAAGCGTTTTGCAATGGTATACAGGGTATCACCCTTTTTGACCTTGTATTTTTGATTGCGTTTCGGTGCTGGGCTGTGTTCAGCCAATCGGTTCACAATCAGGCTTGCGACAATCGCCGCACCGATGTTATTTTTCACCTGAACAGTGTTGGTGCCGTAATACCGATACTGTTTCAAGCTAATTTTCACAGTTAGGTCAAAACCATTACTTGCGGATTCCGTAATGGTGTAGTTTTCCATGGAAACCCGGATATTGGTAGAAAAAAGAATGCGGCCAGAAGGAAGCATTCTGACCACAATAAACTGAAATGGCTGCTTGTTGGTTTTCAACCTTTCAAAGTAGCCCAGAAAAAACGATGCACCCAAAAAACCGGTCTTATAGATTGCATACGGATGATTCACTTGTGGAATCTCGCATTCAAAATCAATGTCAGTCAATTCTGCTGTTTTCAACAGATTAACCTGACCTTCATTTATAAGGGTGATGGTCTTGTTTGCATCGTTGATTTTGGTTGTCAACTTGGAAGGTGTAACAGGTAACAGGCATTTATCCAGATAGAAAAAATACATCAGTCATGCACCCCTTCCGTCACAACATCAATCGCTTCCATGATGCCATCCGTCAAGGCAGAAGTCACACCGTCCAAATCCATACCGTTGTTCACGGTGTTGTGGTTGTTCTGTTCGATCTTGATTTCTGCCGTGGTATAGCGGTTGATAACTTCCATCTCTGCCATATCACGAAGATATTTCAAATCCTCATCGGTATCAGACAGGGTATCTTTGATTTTGCCGGTGTTGTCTGCAATATCCGGCAAGGTGGATAGATTTGCATTGTCTGCAATCAGGCTTGCATAATCTTCAACGGAAGGAATGCTGCCGCTGAAGTTGAACAGGTTGCCCACTTTGCTTTCCAGCCCTGCACCGAAGTCATAACCAGCGGATGCAGCGTCACCATAGTCAAACCGCTGTAAACCGGCTGTACTGGTGTCCATCCGGTCAAGGGTGATTGCGTTTTCGTTTTTGCCCCATTGGGTCACGCTGTTCTTCAGACCTTCAAGGCCCGCCGTCCAGTCTGTGCCGAAAATCGCATCAATGATGGTGGTAACAATCTGCCCCAAAGACAGAAACCAGCTGATAATCTGCCCGATCAGGTTTGCAACCGCATCACCAAACGAATTGAAACCGCCGTTTGCAGCGTTCAACACCCATTCGATGATGCCAATGAAGAAATTGACGAATGCAGCGATCACAGCAATAAAGCTGTTATACAGGCCGATGCCGATATTCAGAATGAAAGCACCAGCAACAGCCACGGCACCGGTAATCAGACCAGTTGCAGAAATGGAAGTCCCTGCAACCTGATTGATAATGCCCACCAGTGCATACAGAATGACGATCAGGGCCAAAACTGCCGCCACAATCCACGTTACAGGACAGGCCAGCAACGCAGCATTGAAACCATATTGTGCAGCGGTTGCTGTAAAGGTTGCGCCGCTCTCCATCATCAGTGCAGCAGCGTGGATTTGGTCAGCCATAGCGGATGCAGCTTTCAGCCCATTGCTGACCGCCTGAATCCCGTTATAGATACTCAGAACCATGTTATAGGCCGTGAATGCGGCCACGATGCCCCACACAATCGGAGCAATCCAACCCCAATTATCTTGAAATGCGGATGCAACCAGTAACGCACCGTTTACCAGCTGGGTTGCCAGTTCAACCAGAATCGCCAGACCGTTTGCAAACATGGTGCAGAACTCGCTGACTTCATCCCAGTTTTCAGTAAACAGATTCAGGAAATCCAGAACAGCCGGATACAGGATGCCGCCCAATTCTTCTTCCAGATCACCCCATGCGTTTGTAAGCTGGATGATTTTCCCTTCCGGGGTTTGGCTCATATTTTCATACAGGTCAGCCCACGATTCTTCAACTACTTGGGAAATAGCTGCTGCCGCTTGCATATCGGAAGAAGCATCCGCATATTCTGCACCCAAAGTCTGCACAATTTGGGCTTGCGTGGCCGTGCCGTTAATGATAGCCTTCTGCGCGTCCGAAAACTCGAAGCCCTTTTTGGTCATTGCATCATAAGCACCGGTCATAATTTTGCCCAGACCGGTTGCATAGTCCACCAGTGCCGTGGAATCCAGCGCACCGCCGCCACTCATACCCATTGCATAATCGGACAGCGTATCCATCATTTTGGTAACTGCGTCTGTGTCGGTGAAGTAGGTTGCGAACTCTGCACCGGCTGCAATCATTGCTTCATCGCCGTAAATGCCTTTTCCCTGAATCTCGGTTGCCTTATCTGCAATCTGATTGTAAGCATCCATCAGCGCATCCGTCTTGGCCGAAACAGGGACTTCAACACCGGTCACGCTGTCCTGAATGCCGTTAATCTGATTCACCGCATCCGTGGTATCTGCCGAAACATCCACATCAACGGCATATTTTGCAACGGTTTCTTCATCCAGCGAATTGGCAAGGACGCTCAACAGTTGCACTTCACCGTTCAACTGGGTATCATACAGGGAAGTGGTATTCTTGATGAATCCGATTGCCTTCTGAATACCGGCAATGCCGGTGTATGCAGCGATCACGCCGGAAATCGTGCGTTGCAGACTATCCGCAATTCCGATGCCCTCGGTGACAGTATTGTTGAAGGTACCCTGTGCGCTGACGTTATCCCGGATGTAGGTTTCCGTGGTTCTGACGCTCTGGGAAAGGCGCATATATGCCTGATTTGCAGCGGAAACATCCATGTTATCCAGTGCAGTATTCAGGTCATTCTGCGCTTCAAGGGCCTGTGCCAACTGTCCACGCATCTGTTCCAGTGCAGCGTTCGCCGTGTCAGTGCCGATATTCAGCGGGTTATTTTCAATCTGCTGAATACGCTGCTGCACGGCCTGTAAACGGCTCCCAACATTGTTGATGTCAGTTACCGCATTACTGGGTAAAACGCTTGTAGAAGCCGCCGTTGTTGCTATCTGGGCTTGTTTCTGATTCAGGCTGTCCATCATGCTGTTTGCACTCTGGATTTCCTGCTGGAATCTCTCTGTGCCGGAAGATAAGAAAGATTCAAAGTTTTCAGACTGCCATTGAACCGGAACAGTCACGGGGTCAGATGGGGGTACAATCGGGTCAGGGATTTCCGGCTGTACGGGCACCTGAACCGGGTTTGTCTGTTCGGGAATATCCATTCCCTGCATTGCCGCTTCAAGGGCCTGTGCCGCTTCCGTTGCCTGATTCAGCGCATCCCGTGCCCCATCAATCGAAGTAGTATCAACGCTCTGGTTCATACCCTGCTGCAAATTTTCCATTGCAGACAGGCCCATATTTACGGCCTGAATAATATCCATCATTGGGGCTGTAAAAGCGTCATACAGTTCGATTGAACTTTTAATGGTAGCCATTCATTCACCTTCCTTTATGTTTTGCCTTACTTTCGGCCCTCTTTTTTGCCTTCTCATCATTGGTGGTTTTCACCTTGATTGCGGCAACCACGAAAGCCTTTTCTTGCTCGTCCATTTCTGCGAAGGTGGAAGGAAGAATGTGTAATTTCAGAAGGGCATAGTAAGCATAATTGCTTTCCCAATCCCCTTCTTCAATTAGTTTTTTGCCTCGTTCACCTTGTCCTCGAAGCTGACGTTGAAGCCCTGAAGCTGCTGCACATAAGCGGCAAGGTTCTGATACTCGCCGGGGTCATCCACCATTGCCATCAGAAGGTCTTCCGGGGTCTTCACGCCGTAAGAATCCTGAAGGTCAGCATCGTGCATATCAGGAGCCACAATGGAAGCACAGATCAGCTTTTTCACATAGGCCGAAGTATCAACCTTGGGCCGGTACATACCGGGCTTACCAGTAACCGGAACATCCTTGGTACAAGCTGCCCGGATGTTCTCATTCTCGGCAGAAGTGATGTGCCGGAACTCGAAGTCAAGGGGCTTGCCGTTCTCATCACACAGGGAAGCGGTGACGGGGTGCATCTCATTGGCCTTCTGAATCTTATTTGCCTTCATAAACTTGATAAACTTAGACATTTGTAAAACTCCCTTCACAATAAAAAGCAAAACCCCTTATATCGGCCAAAGGCTCAATATAAGGGGTTTTGCACTACTCACAAAATGATACGCTATTAGGTTGCAAAACCAGTCAGCTGGGCAAAGGTTTCCGGCATGGAGAAATCCTCGAAGGTGCCGTTGATGTCTTCATCCAGATATTCGCCGTCTGCATCGAACTTGGCAAGGGTACCGCCATCCATGTTGCAATCGTAGAACACGATGGTCTGTCGGCCCGCTGCACTGTCCGGGTCATCGTTGGTAATCTGCATTTCAAAATACACGTCCTCGCCGGTATTTTTGTAATCCAGAAGTGCCTGACGAAGTTCAGACTGATTATAGTGTGCGGTACCGCTGAAGGTACCTTCCATACCGCACGACTTATGGCCCTTCATTACACGACCCAGACAGGGAACAGTGGTTTTGTCCTTATCCACCTTTGCTTCCAGATCAATCATCTGCATGAAGTTGTAACGCCGGGTGTTGATGGTCAGATAGCACTCTGCCAGTTTCGCCGCAATGGTGTCACGGCCCTTCATAGTAACATTTTTGACCATGTTGTTTCACTCCCTTCTTTACGCAACGGTGACAGTCATATACAGCTTGTCCATAGCGTTCACAACCGTCACAGCATCGGTGACAACTACGGATTTCTTGCTGTCACCCTGCGCAACCGTAATATCGGTATCACTGAAATCTTCCAATGCTCGAATATCCTGAAGGTCTTTGTGATGCTTCACAATGTCCTTCCAAAGAGAAATTCGGCCTGCACCGTCATTCGGAACAGTACCCATGTAACGGATGTTGAAGATCACCGCAATGTCATTGGCAATCTGGTCACAGACACGCACGGTCTGATTGTCCTTGAACATATCGCCGCAAGTGTCGGAAACCGTCACCATGCTGTTGATGTCTTCCAGCACACGCACGTCAGAACCAACCTGATGAAGCACCCATTCACCAGCGTCCAGACAACTTTCCAGCTGCGACTGGGTGAAATCGGTGTCGATGGTGAACTCACCATCGTACTTCTTGTTCTGGTTGCTCTTGTTGACCGCACAACCAGCAGAAACGCCGGTTGCCCAGTAGATCAGGCTCGCTTCATTTGCGCCATCATCCAGAGCTTTATTCTTCACATTGATGGTGCCCATGAAGTCAGCAGCCTTGCGATAGATGCACAGCTGGAACTTCACGCCCATTTCATCACGAAGACGCTTGCAGAAAGAAGTATACAGGGTTTTGATGGTTTCCTCAGTAGTCACAACACCCATGGTGTTGTAGGTGTAGGATTCAATCTTATCCAGATACTTCTGGTGTGCGCTGCCATCAACAGCAGCATTCGTGCCGCCGGTCAGCGGGGTTGCTGCCGTTGCCTTCAGGGTTGCGCCGGTCTTGAAGGTAACATACTCGTTTGCCTTCAGATCAGTTGCCTTCTTGACGGTCTGTTCATCCACAATGGTGGTGCCCAGAAGGGTTACAACGTCAAATGCGCTGGTATCATCGGCATTGGCCTGAATGCGAATCTTCAGGTCATTGCCACGGGTACCGCCATAACGTGCCGTTGCGAAGTCGTTTGCGGCCTTTACGCCGCCACCGTTCAGACGGTAGGCATACAGGGTCTTTGCATTCAGGAACAGGTCACGAAGGCCCTTCAGGTGGTCATCCGTATAGGCATAACCGAAAATCTTCATGCTGTTCTTCTGAAAATCGCCGTTGGTGACTTCAAAGACAGCATTTTCCACGCCCCAATCCAGTTCAAGGGGCATAGTTGCATAGCCACGTTCAGACAGCGTAGCAGATGCCTTAGCTGCCGAAACAAAGTTGATATAGCTGCCGGGAAGTTTCTTGTTCTGGGTCACAAAAGTGCCGCCACCCAATGCCATATCAGTTCACCTTACCTTTCAGAAAGTCGTTGATGTCGGTTTCAATCTGGGAAATAGAAACCTGTGCAGTGTCGGGGTATTTGGAAAGTGCCACTTCCAGCACATCCCGCTTATCCCGGAAACGTGCGGCCTTGCGAAGCTGTTCTTTACTGAAAACCACTTCACCGGCTGCAACGGTGGTCTTTTTCGTTGCCATTGTATTACCCCTTTGCAGTAATATTGTTGGATAGTTCGCCCATTGCAGTGGTTTCTTCCACTTTGTAAACGAACATATCATAATTCACTAGAAAGATCAGAACCCCATCTTCCACGGTGAATTTCATTTGGGTTCCACGGCTGGGGGAACCCTGCACAGTGATATGTTCAAGGCAGTCACACAGGCGTTCCGCTACACCATAGCATTCTTGTTTCGGTTCCAAATCGGATGTCGGGAAGTAATGCACAGCGAACGGATACCGCCTGAAATGACGCTTACCCAGAAACAAATCATCGGAAGGCTGGATGGAAAGTATAAAAAAGCAAGGGCCTTCAAACCCTTGCTTCTGCTGTTCCGGGTAGATTTTCACATCGTCCCCAAACTCTGCATTCAGGGCAAGGGAAATACCCGCAATAATTTCATCAATCATTGTACTGCCCCCTTCAGAAGTTTGGCTATCCTCGCTTCAAGAACCGCCGGTGCGATTTCCTGAAGTTCCTGTTCGGATAGTGTCAACATGAATTTTCCTTCAACCCAGCCTTTGCCACCTCTTGTGCGGTGCCCAAATTCCACATAACTGGAATATTCAACCGGGTTGACGATTTCCACACGGAAAATGTTTCCTTCATGCTGGATTTGAAGGGATTTTGCGTATTCCTGCGCCGGTGTACCAGCACCGGAACCGGATGCAGCATCTTCAAAGGTTTCAGCAGTCCACCCCCTGCGAAGTGTACCACCCTTTTTCCCGGATGGATTGACACGGACGGTGTAGCGATCACCCTTCTTGTGATTTTTGCTGTCACGTTTAGCAACCACAGTTTTTTCACGGCTGTAATCACCAACAGGGGTTCTTTTGATAACCTTTGCCAGCAGTCTTGCGGCCAATTCTTTGGCGCAATCCTCACAAAATAACGTGATTTTGTCCGGTTTGATTCCGTTCAATTCTCTTTGAAGTTTTTTCAAATCCGTTGAAGAAAACTTACCCATCTTTGCCATCATGCCCACCCCTTGAACAGTTCAAGGTTATATTCCCTGTGTGTGGGATAAATCGCCGGTTGTCCAGCGCATTTATAGGCCGTTTCGGTGCCATCTTGCTGAACCAGCAGTTTGGAACCCGGCTTGATTTCCACATTTGGGGAAACAAATACCTTGATACTTTGGGATAGCTTTGCGGCTGTATCAGTTTGTGCAGCACTGGTACTTGATTCAAACGAAACCTTGCACGGAACATCGGTTAAAATACACGTTTCACCAGACCGCTGTAATTTCGTTTTCTCGTCACGTTTCGTGCCGTACTCATAAACTGACATGGTACCACGGAAAGTGCTTTCTATGGCCTTCCTAGCCGCTGTATAGGCTTTCTGCATCGTGTTCACCACCAGCACACCCGCCTATACTTTGCAAACTGCCCTTTCCCGTGATTCAGCATCCAATTCACAACAGCATCAAGCCGCTGTTCATCGGTGTTGCTCCCTTCACCCACAGCAAAAACCGTGTTTGTGTCACCGGTCTGAATCTGCTTCACGACTTCACCCAAATCAAACGATTCAAGGCGATCAGGGGCAAAAACCTTCAAGGTCTGAAGGAAATCACCAATAATCATGTCAGCAGCAATGCAGCGTAACCCGGCGGGGATTTCAGGCTGGTTGCAATTATTCGTGATGGTTTCCCGCACCATCTGCCCGGAATACTTCAAAAGCACGTCATCCGTGTCCTTCAAAGTAATTCCATAAGCAGTCAGGCGGGTTTTCACATCCGTCAAAATTTCAGCGATTTCAACGGTCTGCATAGGGATTCACCCCCAATCAGCCACGGGAAATGATACGGGCAATCGCAATGGACTTGTGGGGAATGGCCTTAGTGCCATCGTTCACGATGTTCCAGTTTGCGCCGGTGGACAGATCATCGTTGGATGCAGATGCAGTAATGGAAGCGGGCTTTTCAAAAGAAATGCCATCCACGCCGCAAATGTAGCGATCACGCACATACAGCGTATCCTGACCGCCGTTGGTCTTGGGGTCACGGCTCATCTCGTAGGGCACAGCGTCACCGATGTCATCCAGCACAATGGAACCATTGCCCAGAACATAGGTGGTGTACTTGGTGTAGCCATCACCTGCGCCGGAACTGCTTTCCTTCACATCCTCGGTAGGCATACCGTCATCAATCAGCACAGTGCGACCATTCCACGTTGCAAGGGACAGATCACGCTGGATGCCGTCAGCGTCAGTATAGGTCATATACTTCAGCAGCTTCAGGTTTTCCAGATGGGTTGCAACAGCACTGTGCATGATAACCAGCGTGAACACGCTCTTGTTATCGCCGCAAGCCTGCTGCATGGTGGTGTTCAGGGTGGATGCACCAACCACACCATCATCACCGGTTTTTGCGGAAATATCAAGGGTGTGGGCCTTGATGAACTCTGCCGCTGCCTTTGCGGGCACAGTGCTGCCGGTGGTGGTCATGCTGAAAATACCCTTCAGAATCGCCAGCAGCATGGTCTGCTTCACGTTCATCTTGTAGTCGGCAATCTGACCGGCCACGTTGTCCATGAAGTCCACACCAGCGGTGATGTTCTTGCTGAAGTTGCGTTCAGTCCACGCATCCATGCGGGAAGCAGTCACGAAACCCTGTTCATAGGTAGTGGTGCTGGATGCAGTGATGTCAGCTGCACCGGTGTTGTTCTGGCTGGTGCTGCCATCAATCCGGCCAAAGAACGGAATGCGGGCATACAGGGAACCGGTCTGGTTAGACAGGGCAGAACGTGCATTCTCGTTGCTGCCAACCGCACCGGACTTTGCCAGTTCGGTCTTGGTGACGTTGGGAATACGGTCAACGTACTTACCAAACGCCGCTGCATTGAAACTCTTGGAATCAAATTTTGCCATGGTGTTTCATTTCCTTTCGCAAATTTCATTGATTCTTGGGCTGTGATTTCACTTTTCAAGAATCGGTTTAGATTTCCGCACCCGGATTTTCGGCCAGATATGCGGCCATTTCCGAATACGTCATTTTGGACGTGTCCACGCCGCCGGGGTTGCCATCGCCACCGGCACCGGGCTTTGCGCCCTTGAAACCAGCAGAACCAGCTGCATTGAACATATAGGAATCAGACTTCTTCACACCATCCAGCTGTTCCTTCAGGCCCGTCAGGTTGCCTTCCTTATCCAGCTTCACGCCGGTCATGTCCAGCATTGCCTTCACAGCCTTGTTGTTCTTTGCTCCTGCGGCGGTCAGGGCAGAATCAACGGCATTGTCAAGGCGAATCTGCGCAATCTGCGCTTCATAGCCTTCTTTCTGGGTCTTGTTCTCCCCCTGCAACTTCTCAATCTGGGCTTTCAGATCAGCGTTGTCACCGGAAGATTTCTTCAGCTGCTCAAGCTGCGTGTCACGGTCTGCAATCTGGGATTTCAGGCCCTTGTTTTCCTCGTTGACCTCATCGAAGCGGGCCTTGGGAATGAAAACACCGTCAATGTTCTTGTCGATGAACTCCTGTGCCTTCTCTTCAGTCAGGCCATACTGTACCAGCTGTTCCTTCAGTTTCATTTTTTCTTACCTCTCTTTTGATTTTTTAGGTGGTATCTCCACCCGTGAAAAGTGCTTGTTCTTTACCGCCTACAATACTAAAAAGGCGTAAAATAAAAGGCCCCCGAACAATCGGGGGCCTTCTGGCCGTATTTAATACATAATGTTTTCATCCAGCGAAAGATAGCCCAGTTCATAGACATCCTTCTTTTTTTCAAGACATTCCCGGATGATGGAAATGACTTCTTCCGGCGGTCTGGAAACCGCTAAAGGGTCAGCCGGAAAGTTATCACTGAATGCCCTTTCGTAATCGTCCATAGCTTTTACCAGTTCTTCAGGTACCATCTTACTTGACCCCTTTCAAAATTTTCACCAATGCTTCATAGCTGTTTGGAAGATATTCTTTCACAGCTTCCAGTTCTGCGCCACCGTTCACTTCTGCACTCATAATGTTTGCCCACATTTCTGAAGCAGCTTCATAAATGCGGCATTCACTCTGAACTTTCTTCTGATTTTTCATATCCATGCCCAGCTGCTCATAAGCAGCCTTCAGACCGTTATGGTCTTTCATGGATTTCACAGTAGCATATTTGCGGTTATAGTAGCGATCACCGTGACCCCACCGAATGCGAATACCAAATAATCCATCAATCGCATCTTGCACACCATGACTTCCATCATTTTGGGCAAGTTTATCCGAAACGGTAGAAGTCAGTGAATATCTTAGTTTTTCCCTGTCCTTACGAACAGCTGCCAAAAATTCATCACTGGAACTGGCAACCTTTTTGAAAAAACTTTTTCCATAGGTAGTATTTTGACAAATAGTGTCCAGTTCGTTGAATGTAAGTCCATCAAACTGGGCCATCTTATCAAAATAATGACCGTATTCATGGGCAAGGGTGGAATATTTTCCACGCCCATTATCCTGATACCGCTGTTCCGGGTAAGAAAATACCACTTCATTACTTCCGGGGGAATAATATCCGTTACCGGCACGGTAATGAACAGCAGCAACACCGTCCGCATACTTCCGATACAGTTCAGGAATAGACGGATTTGCATGATTGTTAATCTGGGAAACGTAGGCTTTATAATCAGCTTCATCCATTGCTTTCTTCAGTTTTGTGGTGTTCGCTGTAACGTCAATATTCCCCACTTTGATTGTATCAGGTTTTTGTTCGTGATGGAAGTGGTTTTCCTGAATTTCTTCAAAACCTTCAGCATTGCCATCCACAAAAGCCGCTTTCCAGTCGGAATACTTCAGATCATCCGGCACATAATAGGTTTTTCCGTCTGCATCCCGTGCAGCACGTTCACCAATCTGGCCGAAATTGTCAGGGAAGTATGGAACGGTGGTAGAACGGCAGTTGACGTGAAAAGGCGGTGCAGTAACACCGGCTTCATAGTCCTTCATGGGGAAGTGCTGCCCATCCAAATTCCGGCAGATGTCAGAAGTCCGGCTGTCCAGCGTTGCCACGATTTCATATTCTTCCACGCCCAGATCAGAAAAGCATTCAGCCTGTGCAGCACTGGAAAAATACGCCTGTTCGGTCTGAATCAACCGTGCTGCATTGCTTTTGGATGCATCCATCTTTTTTGCAAGGCTATTGATTGCCTTCTGGGGGTCTTGCCCGGTCAGGATGTTCCGGGAAAGTTCACCATGAAGTTCAGAAATCAGCTTGTTCTTGTTGTTCCAGATACGTTCTGAAAAATTGAACCCATCAGCTGCCCACGGTTTCACCAGCACCTTATCAAGCTGTTTTTGGTCAATACCAGACACGTTGAAACCAACATTGAACCCCTTTTGAAGTTCGTATGCGGTGCGGTAGTAAGCCCCTGTATAGGCTCTTCCCATCGCACGATCAATCATGTCAGCCTGATTTCCAAACAGCTTTTCAAGGCTTTGCTGGGTCTGGATTTGCAAGGCTTCCAACTTGCTGATGTGGAATTTTGCAGAAGCGTTTTCCAGTTCCTTCATCCATTGACCATTCAGGGCATTTTCACGACCATAATCAATGTACTGCTGAACTGTCCACTTAAATTCCTGCAAGTCTTTTCCCTGCATCCATTGGCGGGCTTCAGCCATCGTGATTCCGTTGTTATCAGCAAAACGCTGATACCATGTGGAAATCTGCCCTTCAATCTCTTGTTGGGCTTGCTGGTATTGGGTTTCCAGCTTCAGGATGGTTGATAAATCGGTTTTGTGCCGTGCATCTTCCAGCTGCCGAAAACGCATCTGCCAGTAATCACGGTTGCGCATCCGATCACCCCACCTTCAAGGCCAGCTTTTCAGGATTACCGCCCAGATCAAGGTAAATCTTTTCGTAGTTGTCCGCTTTCTGCAAATCCTCGGCACCGTTTTTCAGATCATAACGGTACTGATATTTGTAGCGGTTCAACAGGCAAAAATCCCGCACAGCTTCCATGCCGAACAAATCAAGCATTTCATCAATACATTCTTTGCGGCCCGGCTTGCAGTAGTGGGAAGGATGATTGACGTTATCCATCATCTTCACCCCCATCATCTGCACCCGGCGGGTTGTTTTCCTTGAACGGGTTATAATTCTGGGCTTCAAATTCCTGCTGCTGTTCTTTTTTCTGCTTTTTCAAGCGTTCCAGTTCAGCGGCGGGGTCATCCACCCACGGGTGTTGTGTCACAATGGTTTCATCGGACAGAATGCCCACCGAATCCCTGCAATTCTGGATTGCTTCAGATTCATTGATAAGAATATCACGGTTGAATGTGATATTTGCGGTTTCCTGTGAAAAATCGCCCTTGCCGGTATTATACAGGTGCGCATCCACAAACCACAAAATATCCTCGAAGGCGGCTTGCAATTCAGTTTCCATGTCATTGGCATCAAGATCAATGTCACTGTACATAGACTGAATGTTCATTTGGTTTGGATTGCCGCCCAAACGGTCATCCTTTGCGTCATAGCCCATGCCGTTTTCAATCAAGGCTTTCTTGAACAGGTCAAGAATAGCCTTGTAGTTTTCGGAATTGACTGTGATTTCAAGGGTTTCAACCCCACCATCTGCGCCATCATCGGAACGAACCTTCACCACGCCAAACGTAGAAAGGTTTTTGCGGAACTCGCCCAGATTTTCACCATCATAATTCTTCAGAATCAAAATAGTGTTCCGGTTGTCTTCCTGCATTCCGTTTTCAAAGTCAGAAAGCATCACATTGATACCGTCCTGAAGGCTCTTCACCTTCTTCAGCAGCGGGGTTTCCTGTTCATTGTATTTCAGCGGAATCAAGGGAACTTTCGTCCAGTTCAGCCCTTCAGCATGACCGTCACTGTCCGTATAGGTGATATACGATTCTGTGTTCTGGCCGTTTTCATCCACGTCCGGGGTCAGGGTACCACCATCAAGGGTGTACCGATGCAGACCTTCCAGATCATAAACTTCAACCTTTTCAATCAGCACGGGTTCCGTACCATTGTAGCCCTGCACAGTGTAAAGCCTGATTGCAAATTCCAGTTCAGTATGTTCAGAATCCGACCAAAACGGCAAAATCTCATAAGCCGGGAACAGATGAAAAGCAAGCTGCCCATCATCCCGGTAATACGGATGCAGCCACGCAATGCCACCGTTCAGCATCGCCTTTCCTGCATTTTTCAGCAGCTTCATAAAGCGTTTGTTGAACAGGTCTTTCAGCAGTTCGGCATATTGGTCATTCTCGCTGTCCACGGTGAACGGCTGACCCAAAAGGTAATTTGCTTTCTGGTTGACCAGTTTGCCATACTGGTTATCAATGATGTGGTTGTTAGGAAGATTTTCAACGTCTTCCAGCTTGCCATCCTCACCGATCATCTGACGCTTGCGGTGCAGAATATCGTGGTCATCATTATAGTACAGAAAACTCTTAATCTGCATCATGCGTTCGGGGCTGCGCTTCCAACGTGCGATTTCTTTTTCAAGGAACTGTTTATCCGTCATTTGAACTGCACCGCTGATAATCAGGTTAGACAGGCGGGCCGTAATGTTGGTTAAAACATCCCACATTTTCAATTTCACCCCTTTCAATCTTCTTCAAACTATTTTCAATCTTAGGTGGAACAACCGGCCTTTTTGAAGATTTCGGCCAGCTTGGGGAACTGAACAGCAAGCCATTCCACCAGCAGTTCATCATTGGCGTAATGGGTCAGGCCGCTTTCATGTAATGCAGCGTGAACCACTTCATGCCGAATGACTTTGCTGTAATAGGTGCGGTTTTCTTCATCAGTGCCATCTTCCAGAATGTTTTCTTCAGGACGAAGGATGATTTCTTTGCTGTGGAAACGGCACATACCGTCTGCACCAGCATCATTCATTACCTGTTCATCCACCCGGAAACTGTATTCCGTGCCCAAAATGTTGATACTGTTCATGTTCTCCACCTCACTTGAAGCTGTATGTTTCACCCTTGCCGGTGTCCTCTGTGGCGTATCGCATAGCATCCATCAGATGATTGAAGTCATCAATGGGCTTGTTCAGCTTTTCGCCTGTTTTGGGGTCTTTGGCATAGGTATAGTTTGAAATCTCTGTGATAAAGTTGACGCACCGGGGATGCACGATGATGTGATAATCCTGCAAGTTGTCAATGCCGTTGCGGATGGAATCTTTACCCTTCCGGCTGCGCTGGATGTGGGCCAGACCCAGAACCCGCAAGCGGTCAATGCTCTTTGGTTCTGCACAATCGGCCTTAATACGCTCTTTTGCATATCCCATCGCAATTACCTTTTCGGCTATGCGCTCATTGCTCATACCTCGTTCATACATTTCATCGAACACCCAAAGAATTTTATTGGTTTGGTCAATCAGACCACAGAACAGCGTGGAAGGGTCATTGGTATAACCAAAGTCCATGCCGAATGCGCTTTTGACGGTGGAAAGCTGCCGCACTTCATCAATGTCAAACAACTTTTCTTCCCAGTTTTCAAAAACTAGACCGTCAACAATGCCCCAATCGCCCAGACCGGCTACCTTGTACCGGCGGGGGTTCTGGGTCTTCATCTTTTCAAAAACAGCCCGGTCTGCTGCATCCAGCCATTCATTACAGGTGTAATTGGTGGTCATCGCCAATGTGTCCGGGTCTGGTTCATCAAAAAAGCGTTTTTTCAACCAATGATGTTCATTCCACGGGTTGAAAGTGATGGTGATTTGCTTGAACAGGCCGGTTTCTTCTGGGATTGCGCCACGGATTGATTCATCAATCATACTGAAATCAGATTCAGAACTGATTTCATACGCTTCTTCAATCCATGCCCAGCACAGATACCCGTGTTCCGCTGCAATGGATGTGACCTTCAGGGGGTCATCCAAACCACGAAACAGGATTTTCTGACCGGTGGGCCGGTATGTCAATTCAAGGGGGCTTTCCTTCACATCCCAATACGCTTGCACGTTCAAGCGGTTGATTGCCCACTTCAAATCTGTAAAACAGGAATCGTGAAGGGTGCGATACACTTTGCGGATAACCAGCAAATTGGAATCCGGGTATCGCATCATGTTCACGATGTACCAAAGGGCCGTTGTTTTGGACTTTTTAGAAGCACGGGAACCCTTACACACTCGGTAACGGCCTCTGAAGTTCCAAAATGTGCCATAACCACGGCCCACAATATCCGGCAGATAAAGTTTGTTGACCTTGGGTTTAGTCCGCAAGATCATCACCACCGGAAATCACAACAGGCACCGCACCGCCCAGATCAACGGCATCTTTGAACATCCCGTATCGCTTGCCGATCAGCTCAGCGGCCTTGATACGGTCTTTTGCAGAAACGTCAATATCTTGAATTTCCTGCATACCGTCACCACACAGCGCAAGGGTCTGTTCTTTGTGTTCGCCACGCATCACAGAAGTAAGATATTCCATAACTTCCTGCGCATCAGCGGTCTTTTCATTGTGCAGCTGTTCAAGGCGTTCATCAATGTACGTTTTCAATTCAGGTTTCTTCAGGTTTTCTTCACCGATACTGTATGCGGTTTTTGGGGAATACCCTGCCCGAATCGCTGCCTGTGTAGCGTTGCAGTCAATCAGGTATTCATCGCAAAAGCGTTTCTGTTTATCGGTCACGGTATTCACCAACCTTTCAAATCAAATAAAAATCCCGCTGAAAGAAGGAGCTGCACGGCCTGCCTAGCTGAACCGGCATGAAAACTTTCAGCGGGAAAACAAAAACACGGCGTATATCTCAACACCGTGTTTCTAGTATATATTATACTGCGTTCTTATACTGCAAAACAATGAAAAAGACTGCACAAATTCACATTTCAGTCAGATATTTTTGCTGAAAAGCCTGTAATGCCTGACCGTGCAGATTGTACACATTCCGAATGGAACAGGTCATATTGACTGCGATTTCCTCAAAGGTAAGTTCTTCAACGTATCTCTGGTGCAGCAGATCAATATACTGAACCTCTTGTAAACCCTGAATTTGATTGATGATTTTATGCTTCAGGTCTGCATACTCGTCAATCTCCCGATTGATTTCTTCCTCAAGATCAACAAGACGGTCAACCGTGTGCGTATATCCTGCATTTCCTGCCGCTGCACCGCCTGAAACACGTTCCTTTGATGTGTCTGTGCTGCCGATACAGGAATAACTGTTCCTCAAATCGGCCTGTTCTTTCATTTTCTGCCGAATAATCACATTCAGCCGGGAAAGCTGCTGCAAATAGTCCTTTGCTTTCACTTGTTTATATTCCCCCTTATTCATCTTGAACCGCTGTTTTTCAGCGTACACATGATAAATTTTAACTTGATTTTGCGTTTGCGGTTCAAGATGGGTTCAAGATGAAAAATCATCTTGAACCGTATTTCTAAACGGTACACTGTTAATTTTTGACTATTCGGTTCAAGGTTCGTCAGAACCTACTATATATTTATTATATTTATAGGTTCTAAAAATTTACAAAATTTGGAAATTTTATGATTATGTATAAAGAAATACAAATCATCTTGAACTACTTGAACCGCTGCCGAAAAATCCGCTTCACGCCTAGCTTTTCAGCGGTTCAAGATGAATTTTGTCACCTTGAACCGCCTTGAACTGCCAATAATACGTTTTATCGAATTACCGTTATTTTTGCAAAATCACCCTGAACCGCTGTTTCCACCCACAACAACTTATCAGGAACCTTTTTGGGCAGTCACCAGATCACCCATGTAAGGCAGACCCAGAAGGACGTTCACAAAATCAAGCCATTCTTGCAGCTTGTGCCCGCTGCGCTGCTGAATGATATTGAAGGCGTTTTCATAGGTCATGGTGACGGTGCGCCGCTGGTTGTAGCTGGAAGGAAGCAGCTGCACCATCGTATACCAAAGGCCCTTATCATTGGTTTTCAGGTATTCATCCCGCATTTCATTCAGGGCCGCAATTACAGTGGTGATAACGTGGGTGCATTCCGGTTCAATGTGGTCAGTGCTGAAGTCTTCCAGCGTGAAGCGTTTGGCCGTCAGCTTGTGCATGGTGCTGCAACTGTTCGCCGTGGTGCCCACCTTGTAGGTGTCGAACTCTTTCCACCAATACAGTGGGGCCGTGATGTCCATGCTAACAAAAATCTGCCGCATGAACTTCCGGTGTTCCGGCCCTGCTGCTACCAAACGCCGCATCAAGCCCAGATCAGCGGGGCCAGCGGCAAAAGTGACCGGACAAAACGCCCTATCATTACACCGGGAATCCCCTCGGTAAATACAATAATCACAGCGGCCCACGTCTTCTTCACTGTCAGACTTTGCCCAGCTGTTCATGGGATTGCGCATCCCACGGATTGCAGCGGCAAAATTCATGGTTTCAATGTTTTCAACCTGAATCATAGATTTTCAAACCCCCTTGAAATAGCTAAACAGCATATTCCAGAACATACGGAAGTGAAAAGCAGCTTCCCGGCGGTACATTTCACGTTGGTCTTTCTTGCTGCGCTTTCGCTCTCTCCACTCTATGATGTACTCCAACTGGGCTTCATCCTCTGCCGCCCGGTAACGATCATCAATGCCCATTATTTGAACTCCCTTCCTGATTTCTTTTCCTTCAGGGTGACACGGCCCACGATTTCAAACCCTGCCAGTTCACACACCAGACGGAAAATCTGAATAATCAGCCGGTTCTTCCGCTCTGCTGCGCTCTCTGCCCGGATGATGTCTTTGGTACCCTGATATGCGGTGTTATTGGTGTACCCTTCAGCGTTCTGCCACGGCTTATGCACCAGAATCACCTTCTTCGGAATCCGGCTGCGCCAATTCAAATGTCACCTTCAGTGTTTTACCACCACGGACTTCCCACGCCTTTTGAATTTCGGTCTTGTTGTCACGCATCATTTCCGTGATGAAATGCCCCATGACCGCCGTAATCGCTTCATCGGTCACATCTGACTTGTTGCGCCACATCTTCAAGCCATCCTTGCGGGGCGTGGACAGCGTTCCAGCGTAGATGTTCCCGAACATCCCGCATCCAACGTGATATTCAGCCATTTTTATTTCCTTCTTTCCGGTCACATTCTACCCTGAACAGAATCTTTTCAAGGTCAACATTCGGGTGCATCTGCTGATACACCTTCTTTGCCCGGTCTGCTGCATCAACCACACTGGTTGCACCCGTAACACATACCACGTCAACCAAAGGTTCTTCTGTACCAATGTACACCAAATAGGTGGATTCATGGGCTTCAATCAACCGCTGCACCCACCGATCAGCCTTCTTGTCAACGATGTCCAGTGCAGTTTCAATCCATTCGTTACTGTCAAAACTGCCGGTCTTATCGTAGGCATCACAGAAAGCCTGAATGCACACCAATACATCCGCAAATTCTTCTTGAAGATCATCAAGGCATTCGGCAATGCTCTTGGGTGTAGGGTTCTCGCCAGTCAGCGCACGGCGCAACTTCAATGCAGCCTGTGCAAGTTCTGCTGCTTCTTCACCCGTCTGGGCCAGAATTTCAGCGGATGTCAGAAAATCGGGAATGGTCTTTTCAATCATTAGATTCAATCCTTTCAATCATTTTTCACGAAGATTCTATACTTTTTGCCATTGATTTTCTTATCAACAATCTTCAGCTGTTTCAGCAGCTTCACCTGTTTGGAAAATTCAATGTTGCCCATGGGAGTTAAGCTGTTTTCAAGGCAATATTCCTGATACCGCTTATAAACATCTTTGGTGGGTGCATATTCGATTTGAAACGCTTCATCGTCACATTCCTTGAAGAAACCCAGTACCGGATTATTGTTTTCCTCGTATTCTTCCAGCTGCGCCTTGACTTTGGCCGGAATTGTAAAGGAATGATTCACCAGAACCCGTTTCAGGCCCTTCACGCCCAGCTGAATCAGATATTCCATGGTTGCATCCGTCATCAGCTGATACTTGATATACGGGTTGAATTTTGGGTTCTTGGTACCGTCTGGCAAATATTCGCTGAATGTGGCGTTGAAGGGAATAATAATCAATCTGCGCTGCACTGCACCGGTTTTATCCTTGATACGGGGAATATTGTTTGCACTGAACAGGAATTTTGCATAGTTGTTGAACTCGAAGGGGTCTTTGCCTTTACGCTCAACCGATACACGATCACCCGTCACCAGCTTTTTGAAAATGGCCGGGTTTGCGATAAATTCATCACCGATGTCATCGCCCAGATTTGCCAGTTTTCCGAACAGTTCGGCAGTCTTGAACCTGTCACCCAGTTCACCCAAATCAAGGGAAGATGTGTTGCGATCACCCAGCAGCTTTTCAATCAGGCTGATATATGTTGATTTGCCGTTCCGCTTGTCACCAATCAGGATGAATGCTTTTCCCAATTCGTTGCGCCGGTAAAAGCAATATCCAATGGTTTCTTCCAGAAGGGCACGGATTTCAGCATCATCACAGGCAACATTGTTTAGCATGGTATCTGCAATTTCGCTGTACGCCGCCGGGTTGAAGTTGTGGTCAATACGGTTCACAATGATGTGTTCCGGGGTGAAGGGAATCAGTTCATCATCTGCCAGACTGTACAGGCCATTTTTGAAGGCGATAAAGTTTGCATCTTCCGGTTGCGTGTTTTCCCGAATCAGAATGTCAAGGTATGCCAGCACTTCCGCACGTTTGGCCTTGTTCAGATCAGGAATCAGCTTTATCATTTCGCCTTCAATTTCAGCAGCACCGGAAATATAAATTCCGTCACGGTACAGGTGCAGCTGATTATTAATTTTGATGATGTGGCAATTACTGCGCAAGAACATTGCAAACTTATCAAACAGGAAGGTTCTTTCACGGAAGAAAATAGGCTTTTTGAAGGCATCATCCCGCAAAACCACTTCCAGTTCTTCATCTGACAGGGGTTCTTTCAGTACATAGGCATTGATGGTGCGGATGCACTCACGGGCATCTTCCACAGAAAACCCGCTGCTTTGCAGCGTCAGGATGTAAGTGAAAAGGGCCTGATTTCTGCCGTCACCGGCATCCATATCCACAAAATCCATCTTACCCTTGACCGGGTGCAGCCATTGGGGAACCAGCTGCGCCTGTTCGTTTTCTGCCGTGTCGTATAGGATTTCCCGCATTTTTCCGTTGTACTTCAGAACCTCATAGGAACTGCGATAACCAACCTTGATGTCAGCAGTCAGACCGATTGCCAGTTTACAATGGGTTTTGCAGCTGGTAATGCCGCCGTTCTGGGGGTCATTTTTGAAGATAAAGTGCTTGCCACGGGTGGTGCGGTATACCCGGCAGATCAGGTGATAATCCTTGACGATATTGAACAGGATGTCCGATGTTTCCCCATCATCAATATCAATCAGAACGGCATCTTCTGCCAGAATACCGGCAAATTCAGGCAAAGATTGAACTTGTTCAAAGTTCTTGAAATCAGTGCGGTTTTTGAATTTTTCAACGCACTGTTTGTCTTTTGTTTCAACGTATCCTTTGAAAAACATACAATTCACCTTTACCCAAATTCTGCAATGCGCTTTCTTGCTTCCTCGATGTAATACCCTTTATCAAGTATCTGGGGCACTCGCACCCCGTTCACATCGCCGTTTTCAAAAAAGCAATTATCCGGGGTATTGCCAAACTTTTTGACCTCTCTGCTGCCGGTCTTTGGGGATACTCTGCAAGCACAAATTTTGCCATCGCCGGGCCGGTTCGATGCAAAAACCCGGTAGGACTTCATGGAATACTGCTTGCCGCCCCATTCAACCCATTCAAACTTATCCGACAGCTTTACAATTTTTTGGAACTGCTTCAGTTCATCGGTCTGGTTGATGGTATCTTCCACGGGGATTCCTTTCACGAAGTAGTTATAAAGGGCCGTGTTCAGAATTGGCATATCAAAATCAATCGGGGAAAGTTCCTTCAACCATGCACCTTTCCGTTCGATTTTATTTGAATGTCCGAATTTGAAGATGTAGTTGTTCACGTCCTTCTGATACAGCCATTCGATTTCATCAAATTCCAGCTTGATGGACGCTTTATCACTGCTGCACCGTTTTTCCCACTCATAACAAATATCATCCATCTGGTTGAAGGCTTCATCCGTGTCAGGGATAGTGACAATCAGACCATCGGTGTTTGATTGTACCAGTTCAAAGCCCGGTATCACTTCCAGCATTTCAATCAGCATCAGGGCTGAAATCTGACAGTTGACAACCATCGTGTTGTTCATGCAAGGGTCATAGGCGGGGTTATACCGGTCTTTCATGGCACCAGACAGGGCATTCAGCATCTTCTTATAGGGAAGACGTTCAGCCTTGCGCCCTTGGTGCTTCAGGTCAATCTGGTAAAAATAAGCCCATGAATAACGCTCTGGGTGCCGTGCGCTGCGTGTAATACGATTGTGGGCGATCAGGTAGGAAGGATAGTAGGAAGTAACATCAACGTGCCAGCATTGCCGCCCATGCCCGGAAGTGAACTTGTATTTTTCCCGTGCGCCGTGAATGCCACCCCAGCCAAAAGTGTGCTGCACTCCTGCAACCATGCGTTGCAGCTTTCTGGAATAAAATTCCTTGGGGTCAACCTGTTCACTGGTTTTCTGGGCCTTGAACCAGTCAAAAACATCTGTGTACTTGCGAATCTGCTGGTAATCCTCAAGGATGAAATCAAATTCATCTGTACGTTCAGTGTAATCACATTCCAGAATTTTTGCAGTGATTGCTGCTTCTGTCTTGCCCAGATCAGAAATGGGAAGTTTGAACTGCTTCACCAGCGTCAGCATAGCTTCAAACTGTTCTTTCCGCTTGATGAAAACTTCCATCGTCTGTTCAACATCGTGGGTGCAGTAAAAAACCGTTTGGTCAATTTCTTTGGGGGTCAACTTGCGATCAATATTGAAAGGAACTTCCGTTTCCCGAATGTCAGACCCCATGAAGGCTTCAAGGGTTTTCAAACCAACCGGGGGATTTGGCATCACATCAAAGTTGTTCAGGGGAATACTTCTGAAGGTGCTGCTGAATTGCCACCCCTTCTTTTTCTTCACGATGATATAATCATTGATTCTTTTCGGGTCAAAGCCGCACAGAATCCCTTTCAGAATGTACTGGTCATAACTACGACTATTGAACCCCGTCCAAATGTCGTTGACATGGGCTTCATACAGCTGCTTCAAGGCTTCCGGGTCATTGATGATGACGTGTTTTTTCTTCTCTGCCGTGTCCATCACGACCACCAACCAATCAAACTTGAACACCTCAAAATCGTAAAACAGCACCCTTATCACCTCTTTCTTTTCAGCTTTCCCACCATACCCGCCCGCCTGTTTGGTCTGTCAGGTCACAGAATTGGAAGATCAGTCATCCACCAGAACATAGACTTCTTCAATCTTGAAGGTGTTAAAGCCCTTGTTCTCGCCGTATTTCACGGAATACTCAAAGTTTCCGTCAATGGCTTCCGCAATGTCCATCAGCAGTTCGCCATACTGACGGTAAGTGTGGAAGGCGATTTCCGGCGGGTTGTTCATCTCACCGGTGATGTCACGCAACAGCTCGTTGACAATATGAATCTGGAAACCCTGATTGATGACCTGATTCATAAAGATCAGACTGCCCTTGAAGTCACCTTCAACAATCTTGAACCAAACTTTCACCATCGGGTCATGCTTCTTGCTCTCGCCCAGTTCCAGCTTGGTGATTGCCACCTCATAAGTACCATGCGGCACTTCCTTCCGGTTGCCGTTGCCCTGTGCAGCCGCTTCCACGTCCTTTTCCAGACCGGCGGTGTCAATGCTTGCGTCAAACTTATCCCAGATACTAGCCATAATTCAAAAATCCTTTCTCTTCATCAAAACTTGTGATTTGCTGCGCCCAGAACGGAACCGGTCAGGCTGATTGCTGCATCTGCCGGAAAACCAACGGCAATGAAGGCATCATACAGAACCTTTGCGTTTGCTGCCACGCCCTGCGCTGCCTTCTTCAGCAGTTCATCACGGGTTTTGGCCGGGTTCTGAATGCCGGGGCCAGTCTTACCATTTGCACCGGCCTTCTGGTTCTGGGCGGCATCCTCTGCCGCTGCACGGGCTGCACCCATCATGCCGCCGATAATAGCGGCCATCACATCGTCATTGGGGTAATTGAAATCCATCATAGTTGTGTACCTTTCCTTTCTTACTCTCTCACCTTGCGCTTCCGGCGGGGCTTTTCCTCTGCCGGGGTCTGGGTGTTCTCTGCGGGCTGCTGAACTTCTGCGCCACCGTCAAACGGGGGTTTTTCTTCAACAGGCGTTTCCGGTTCGTTTTCCGGGGTTTTATCTGCTGCCGGGTTGTTTTCCGGCTCAACAGCTGCGGGGACTTCAGGGGCCTTTTCTGCCGGTTCTGCGGGGGTATGAACCGTATCTTCCACATGGTTCTTGTTGGCTGCTGCCGCATTGCGGTTTGCTTCATCGTAAATTTCAAACAGGGCCTGAACATCCAGCGGAATATCCTTGGCCTTGACCTTCAGACGGCCACCGCCAAAAATCACCTCGTTGGATTTGAAGCTGAAGGTGCGTACATCGCCATCAGCAACGATACGCCCCACAACATCCACCATGCCGGAAACCTTATCGGCCACCTTATCCTGCAAACTGGGTTTGATGGAAGTGACCTTATCACCGCCCTTTTTGGTGATGTCCTTGCTGGTGTCCTCATGGCTGATAAGAACGATGTTTTCATAGTCAAGGGCCATCAGACGCTTCAGCGTGTTCAAAAACTCGCTGCGCACCTTATCCCATGCCCGGAAAGAGTCATCCGATTCATGGGAAATGCCCATTTCCTCGCACATATACAGGCGGCAATACTCGTATACGTCTTCCAGCAGATCAACAACGATGGTGCGGAAGCTGTTCTGCTTCTTTTCCAGTTCTGCCACAACATCCTTGAACATGACCCATGCCGGGGTTTTCTTGGTCTGACGGCCCTGCACCACCACTTCATCCCGAATACGGATATAGGGGGCATCAACATAGCGGATATTACCATCCGTGTTAATCATCAGGGGATCAGGGAACTGGTTTGCGAAGGTGGTCTTACCACAGAAGGGACGGCCATAGATCCAGATAACCCGCTTCTGTACGGTTTCAATGCTGCGCCGCTGATTCTTAGGAAGTTCGATCATGTAAGTATCTCCTTTACTACAAAAATCTGAAAATTCGCAAAATCTGCAAAGGTATGATTCATTTTTCGGAAAATCCTTTGCTTCACTTGCACGTTTTATGCCAAACAGAAATTCAATGACCTTTTCAGGTTTGAAATCCACTTGAACCTTTTGAACTGCTGCTTTAGAAAGTTCCATCTTCAGACGGTCACGGAAATCCTGAAGGGTTTCCGTCTTTCCCTGCTTGATTTTTACCTTGGGAACAAACAGGAAATAAAGGGCCTGAATTTTCTTGCCGGGGTTGTTCCGCTCGAAGAAATATTTATACAGGTGCAGCTGCGTGGAATCCTTATAACTGTGAACATTGGCCGTATACTTGAAATCGTATAGGTCATAATATTCAATGCCGCCCACCGTGTTGGTGGGTGCCAGATAGTCGATGAATCCCACAAAATCCCGATCATAGATGGGAACTTCAAAACTGCCGCCGGGTGGAATTGCTGCCCTTGCTTTGGGGATGACCTGTTCCAGCTTGATTGCTTCATTGATGTGCTTATCCGTAATGATGGGATAGCTGAAGAAATATTGCTGGATTGCTGCCCGAAGGCTCTGTTCAATACCCGTGTGAACCGCTGTTCCCAAAATCAGGGCATTATCCGGTTCAGTCGGGGGAAGTGTCTTCAGCCGGTCAAGATATTGCATTTTGTATTTGAATGGGCATTTTTCAAATGCTCCAATGCGGGAATGTGAATACTGCATTGCATCACCCCTTCAATGATTTTTTTGAACTCTGGGAACCCTTCAGGCCATAAGATCAGGCCGATTGAACCACATTCATTGATTTGAACAACCATAAATTTCTGAAGTTCGGACGGCCTACCGGTGGGGGCTTTCAATTCCACATCAAGATTGATACCGTTCACCACAATGTGCATATCCGGCAACCCTGCTTTGGAATATCCACCACCCCACCGTTTTTCATAATAGCCAACCGGGGGAACCGTCATTTTGTCGTGGGCACAGCCCAGCGGGTAAACGCCCAGCGTTTCCAGATACCGCTTGACACGGTTTTCAAACTGTTTTTCCGCCGCCATTGCATCACCTTAACAATAATTTGATAAGTGAATGAATTCCCCGCAAACGGTCATATCCAAGGATTT